CACCGAACCAAACTTTTGTGTTAGTTGGTACGCCACGCACAATGATAGAGTTAGAGCCGCGGTCTAGAACAGTAAGTTCAGTGCCCGGTTCAATGGCACCATCCACGGCTGTGACTGCCGTGATAGTGGGGCTAGTGTCGGGGTCGTATACAGCCGCCGTGGAAAACGTGTACGTAGTTGTGTCTTGATTGCCGTAGGAGGGGTTGTCCGGAGTAAAGGTTACGGTAATTCCACCACCTGAACCACCGAAATACTTCTTACGGTCCAAATGCATTAAGAGATCTGAATCTTCGTCAGTCTGGCCGGGACCAAACTCAATCTTTTCGAGTGCCGTGCCGTTCTCGGCCCCGTTTTCGTAGAACATGACAAGGTACAGCGTCTCGTTGAGCATCACCATATCCTGTACTTCTCCGGTAAACGTCCACTTATTCCAAGCAGCAAAGCTGTACTCAGTATCGGACTGCTTTAGATACTTGAAGCAGTATAGCGTGTTAGGGTCAGCCGCCGAGTGGGCGAAAGCAATGCTATCGTTCGGGTTAGTGACGATGCGAACGCTCTCATTTTGTGGGATGAGTCGCGGAACGTTTTGCGTCAGATCAACAGGGGCAAAATCATTTAGGTCGCCAAAGGGTATAAGCTCCCTGATCCCTACATACGCCGCGTTGCGGTAGGGCATCATGATGGAGCGACCAAACGGCACGGGCGGTCCATCAGTCAAACCTTCAAACCTAGAGACAAGCGGAGCTTCAATGGTGCGCGGGCTTAGCACGCCGGATCGGCTACCTAGGGCAATCTGACTGTCTTGGGTAAACGCCAGTAGGCGCTCGTTCATGGGCACCACGTAGTTGATAACCCTTCCGCCGCCCTCCGTGGACGCCACATCAATACGCTCATCGTCAGGCACTGACAGTTGCGTAGTGCGCCAGAAGTTGTATAGCTCTCCCGTCTGCGACATGCAGACGTTAGCTTCACTGGTGAAGCCTAGACGGCCTTGCCAGTAAAAGATCTCTTGCAGCTTTTTCCCGACAAACGATGGCGCTTTGTTGTTTTTAGTTGAGCCAACAGTGCGCTCACCCCACTCGTCCGTAAAGCGAACGTCGAAGAAAATGCTGTCAGCGTTGCTAGTGTACGTCCCAAGGTTATCATCGACAGAGCGTCGAATCATGACAGGCATGGTAGACTTCGTGAGCTTTCCCTTACCCGCCTCCGGTAGCGCAGCCTCTAGCCACAGTCCGGGGCCAAAGTGCGAAACGTAGTCTGGGTTATTGAACTGGTCAAAGTCCCGCTCTGTCTCTTCGGCCCACTTGTCGGACGAGAACCGAACCCAGTAGCCTGCGTCACGCACACCTTCCAGGCCAGACACGTACACTAGAGCACCGTGGCGGAACTCTAGCGGCAGGTCCGTGATGTCTTCCACTTCCGAAGTCCAGCCCGTGGCGTAGGTGTTGCCCACGCTGTCGGTGACGCTGAACTCAAGAATGTCTTGTTCAGTTTCGATTAGGAATGACGAGCCACCCGTCCGAAGTGCGGGGGTGACAGTGTCGATTCCCGTTGTAGCGGTGCCGCGGGCTTCGATCTGCTCACGCAGGGTGTGGCAGACAAACTCTGTATTGATGGGGTAGCTGCGGTTAACTTGAACTTTTGGTTCGGTGTTAGTAAATTTACTCGTGTTAGCGCTTACCAGAGCAGCAGGCGGCACAATGCCGAAATAAAGGTCGGCGGTCGAGCTTCCTTGAATCAGCTTAGCCACCCGCGTTGCCGGATCAAAGGCAAACGCTCCTACGCCAAAATCCGCAACGTCGGCTTGGACGCCACTAGCAGGATCAGCAAAGAGCATTTGGCTCGAATCGACAAACGGCTCGGCTTCTTGAAACACTGAACTGCCGCTAGACATGTCAGTTTCAAGAATCCATCCATCAACAACGGGGTCATGATTAAACTGAACCCAAGTTCTAGGATAGTCGTTCTCCGCTGCTGGACCTAGAGCATAGGTAATCTTGTTCGTACCAGTGCTGTATTTAAACACCGACTCTTTCGGAGTGCCGCCGGGGTTGGCAACCTTGATCTTAATGGTAACCGAGGTTCCCCAGTTGAACTGCCGAATAAACACACCAGCAGTTCTTTTGGGTACGTCCCAAGATACTCGCGTCGGACCTACTTCCTCGGCCACGATGACGTTGCGATTGACAACGAAAGCAGTATCTACAACGACAGCCGCTCGCAAGTCGTCGCGTCCTGCGGCGTAAGTTCCAAGAGCGCCGAAGTATTCACCAGCACTACCTGCTACCGTTTGCAGAGCGTAGCCGCCCGCTGCGTTTTCGGTGTCACGGACAGGCACTTCGTCCCCGTCCGCATCAAAAATGCGGACTGTGCCCCCGCCGCACATGATAAGATATTGCTCATCGTCCCGATCCATAGTAAAGATGAATCGGTCAAGCTTGCCTGAACCCGTAATGGAGGCAACATGTTGCGACGGCATTCGCTTAGCCGCACCGTCCAGCGGACTAAGGTAAGCGTTCTCGCATTCGCGGGCTTGGTTAAGTAGGCGGGTCTCTTCAGGCTGCTGGCTAAGACCACCTAGAATATTTTTAGAAATCTGTGTGCTGGTCATGAAGAGTCCCTTGACTTAAACGGATCGTTGCCGAAGAACGCTGCACTACCCGTGTAGACAGAGCCTCCGCTAAGACCAGCGTGCATGTCAGGCGAGTCGAACATGCTGTACGCCCCTGCATCAAGATCGCCGTCAAGGATTAGGCGGCGAGCCTCACGCTCATCCATGATAAGTGATTGAAGAGAGTCGTCAGTTCCAACGTGGTACTGGTGGAACCGCCGCGCAGCCTTCTTGGTGATGTACGTCTTAACTTCTTCGAGAAGATCGTCCCACTCAATGAAGTAAATCGCCGTACCTTTAACGGCTTCACCGATAGCTTCCGTTTTGTTAAGTCGGTCGTAAATGAAACGACCGCGTGCAATGTAGTACGGCACTTCTCGCGGGTCGAAGCGCAGCATTGTAGTCGGAATGGCTACCTTGTTCGTGAGTTCCGCTGCCTCAAGAGACACTTCGTACTCTGTGTTCCAGTGCCAGCCTTCGTTAAGAACTTCTCGGTGGCACGTATCAAGCTGCTGTACAGCTAGGGTTGCTTCAGCGGTAGTACCTGCCGCAATCGTCGTAACAGGCATCATGTCCGATGATGCGAGAATGAGGTTAACTGCCTCAAGTTCAGTCAGTCGTGAAGCCATATCCTATAAATGTAGTGGCGGGCTGAAGCCGAAACTCCAGCCCGCCGAGTCAGCAGCGAAGCTCCTACCAAAGGCAGGAACTATATCAGGTGGTCAGCGTGATCGCGCACTCAGGGCGCAGAACACCGTGACCCTCGACAAAGTAAGAAAGGATCAGGTCGCCCAGGATCTCTTCCTTACGGGTGCGCGAGGTCGTCAGACCCTGACGGCGCACAGAGCCGATGCAAGACTTGTGGAACGCCAGCGCCTTCACCGCGGTGAAGTCACGACCCGCGGCACTGTCAGAGTAATTCTCACCAAACGTACCTGCTTCGCTACCGACAGCGGCTTGGGGTAGGTGGTTGGTGTAGAAGATCTTGAAGCCAGCGATGCGGTTGATCGCCGTCTTGTCGCTGACATCTCCGTTCGGGCCGTTCTTGTTGGTCTCGTACTTGATGAAGGGCGAGTCTTCGACCGTGAGCGCCGCGAAGTAATCTTGCGGCGTCATGGCAACATAGATTTCCTCCATCGGAACGTTACGCTCAGCCATGCGAGCAGCAGCAGCGCCGATAGTCTTGATAACCGACTCAGCAGCCGTCTTGTTGGCAAAGCCCCACGCAGTGCCGCCAGCGGTGGTGGCGCTAATGGTGCCACCCTTCTCCACGCTACCAGAACCCAAAGGCTCCAGCGACGTGTCGAGGGCCGGGTCCGTCTGAGACGCAATGTGAATCAGTTGCAGAAGCTGCTTGTCGCGCTTACGGGCAAGGGCGTTGCCTTGCTCTTCAGCGAGACGGGAAGCGGCTTCCCAATGATTAATCATGTCATCCCAATCATCAGTAGTTC